AAAATCTCTCGACGACGCCTGCTGAAGAAATGGACGGCGTTGACTCTGGTGCCGTTATCGAGGCGCCGCCCAAGGGCGTCGAGGGCCTCAGGGCAAGGGTGGCCGCCGCCACCAATAGCACGCAGCCTCCGGCGCCCGCCCGGTCACCCCCGCGTCAGCGGCGTCTCGACGTCGAGCAGGCGGCAAACTCCAGCGCTACCGCAACGCACGATCGCTCTTTCGCGTTTGGCTTCGGTCGTGACAAGGGCGTGCCCTTGAGTTCGCTCGCCGTCGGCTCGCTCAAGTGGTACCGCCAATGCCTTGAGAACGAATTGGCGGACGCCACCAAGGCGCAGTATCATGAGAAAACGCGCGGCCAATTGGCGGCCGTCGTGGCAGAAGAGCAGTACCGACAGGGGTAAACAAAAAAAGACTTCAGGCGCCCTAGCGAAAGCTTCGAGCGCCGCCGCGTGCCGGGCCGTCACCCCCCTGTCGGCCTGGCGCGCGGTTCTTTTGCGGGGTGCAAATGAGTGACGAAATCGACAAAAGCCGTTGGCCGCTGGGGCCATGGCATGCCGAGCCCGATCGACTTGAATTTCAAATAGACGGCTTCCCGTGCCTCATTGTGCGCCAGCGACGAACGGGGCACCTATGTGGCTACCTGGCGGTGCCGCCAGGCCACCCCTGGCACGGTCGCGATTACTCGCAAAGCGACGCAGCGCAGCCCGGCGTGGTCGAACCATCGGTGCACGGCGGCGTCACGTATGCCGACAAATGCGCCGATGACATCTGTCACATCCCGAAACCTGGCGAGCCCGACGACGTTTGGTGGCTGGGATTCGACTGCATGCATTCGGGCGACCTGGTGCCGAGCACGAGTTTGTCATTTTTTGCCGCGCGGCGGCCGTCGGGCTTCTCGTACAAAACAATTGCGTACGTAACGGGCGAACTCGAATCGCTCGCCAGACAGGCGACTGCGGTCGGTGCGAAATCATGAGCGCCGACGTCGAGAAGCGACTGAAGGGAATCGAGCGCCAATTGGCCGGTTACCCAGGCCTCGGGGCGGCAGGGGACATCGAGTGGCTCATCGCCACCGTGCGCGAGCAAATAGCGCGGGCTGAGAGGGCAGATGCCCTGGTGTTGTCGGAAAACGAACGCGCAGAGCAGGGTCGGTTCATTCTGCATAGTATTCGAGAGATCGTGGGCGCTGAATTGGGCGATGGCGTTTCGCTGCTCGACCACGTCGCATCGCTGGTGGCGCGGGTGGCGGCCGCAGAAGCCGAACTCTCCCGCGCTACCGCAATCGTTCTCGACCTACGCGGCGCCGTCGAGCGCCTGTCTGGGGGCACGCCGATTGGGCAATTCGCCGAAGACGCCGCGAGGGCCCTGGCCAGGGCCGAAGCCGCCGAGAAGGCGTGCGCGGCGATGCGGGCGGCGCTCGAGTGGGGGTTGAAAGTCAAGACCACCCTACAGGCCGAAGACCTACTGGCCTCGGACGGCGAGGCCGGAGCCGAGGTCGAGGCAAACTTCAGACCGCTTGCTGACGCCCTCGCCACCGACGCCGGCAAAGACTGGGTGCCGCGCGCGGAGTTCGAAAGGGCGACTCGTGCGTTCGCCCGAGCGGTTGGCGAACGCGATGCTGCGAACGACTCACTCAACGAGGCGCGCGATGAACTTGAAAAGCTTCGCACAGCGCAAGGGCATGAGGCTGCCGAGCGGCACAGGCTTCGCTTGGAGCTTGAGGCTGAGCGCGCAAACACCAAAGCTGAGCGCCAGCGCTGCGCCGAGATTGTGCACGAGTGCATTAGCTCGGTCGGCGCACAAGAGCAGGTCGACGAAGCCGTGAGCCGAATCTTGGAGGGCAAATGAGCCGGCCAGACGCTATTCGTGATTGCCTCGAGCACGGTCTACAGAAGTCGAAGTGCTGGCGCTGCGCCGAGAAAATCGCGCGTCGTGACATCGAGGCCGAGCTGCTGGCGGCCGCTGTCGCATGTGGTCGCCTTCGCGCGCTGCTGGAGCGGGCGCATGACTTCATTGCCGACGATACGTGTCGCCACGACAGCGAGAAGGTGATCGTGCTCGCCGAGATTCAAAAGGAGCTGGGGAAATGAAAGGAGCTGGGAAAATGAGCCCGAGCTCGACAGCTGAGCGCCTGGCAAAAGCCACCGATGAGTTAAACCACACCATCGTCGACGCCGAGGCGGCGCTGATGGCGCTGGGGCTTGGCGTGCGAGCCGAAATCCACATCCCCAATTACCCCGGGCGACTCTTGCTCTTCGGCAAAGACGGTCGAGCGTGGCGGCTGTTCTGGGGTGACGAGAAGGGCGGCACCGACACGCCGCTGATCAACGCGAGCCGCGAACAGCGGCTGGTTGCCGTAGCGCTGCTCCCAATGCTTGTTGACGCAATGCACGCCGCAGCCGAGGCAGAGACGAAGCGCGTCGAAGACGCCACGGCCAAAATCCGGCAGTTTCTGAATGAGTTTTGAGGTCAACAAAACATGAACCCTAAAACCAGCAACGAACTCGCCTTTGGGGCGGCGTACGACGCTCTTTTCGCGCTTTCGCAGCAAGTTGCGCGAGAACATCGCCCGCGTGTTGTCGCAAATGTTTTTGTCGCCGAAAGCGTCTTGGCTGAGCTTCGAAAGGAGCTGGAAAAATGAGCGATCGGTGCGCTAAATGCGGTCACGCAAGACTCCACCACCGACCTGCGTCGCCTTGCGGGTATCAGAATCTCGGCGGCAGGAAATGCGGGTGCGCGGCGTTTGTAGCTACGCCAGACCCGGGACTCCCTGTGCCGCCCGAGCTGCGCGACCGGGTGATCGAGGTGTTGGGGGCAATGGTCGCTCTTGCCCAAGAGGGTAGCGAATTCACCTCCCCCTCAAACCCCGATTTGTTTGCTTTGTTAAGGACTTCTGAGTCAGTGCTTGCCGAGCTGAAGGCGTTGCGGGGCGACAAATGATTGAAAGCCTGTTCGAGCCAACGCCGCAATGGTTAACCTGCGTAGGAATGTTGTGGTGTCTGGTGGTCGGGTATTCCATTGGCCGGGCTCACGAGTTTTTGTGCCAGCGAGGTAACAAATGAAAGACCAGGAGCGAGAGGCACTGCGCAAATACGTGCTCATGCCAAAGGAGACGCTGACGCGGGTGATCGAGGCGCTCGAACTGGCTTGTGCCCCTGGCTTCAACTTCGCCCACCACGACTGGCGGAAGGTGGCCCCCTTGCTTGCAGAACTGAATGTGTTTGCGGGGGCCGCGAGTGAGCGCGAATCCTAAAACCAGCAACGAGCTCGCCTTCGGGGCGGCGGTGGCCATCCTCGAGGGTACCTATCGGCTCGAGCACGGCGAGCGCATCTGCCTGGTGTGCGGCGCACGCAAGAGCGACTTCGCCAACGCCCACGCACCCGAATGCCCGCTCGCCGCCGCCCTGGAGCGCGCGCACGAGCTCTCAAACGAGACGCTTGCCGAATTGAAGGCGTTGCGGGGCGAGAAATGAAATGAAAACCCTCCGCTGCATGACGTGCTACACGCCTCTAGACCGACCGGGTGGCGCCCACCGCTGCCATAAGGACGATGAGGTTCCAACCGTCAAGCTGCCCCACCATGACAGCGGCTGGTCTGGGCCATACGACCCGCAAACAGCGCCCTGGGCCGTTGCTGCTGCGCTCGCCAAAGAGTCGCTTGCCGCGCATGGCTGGGTCTCTCCTGGGCTGCGCGACCGGGTGATTGAGGTGCTGGGCAACCTGAAGGTGGTGGCCGTTTCCCAGGGTGTTTCTGAGCGGCACGGCGTTGTGACAGAGGCCGAAGCCGTTCTCGCCGAGCTGAAGGCGCTGCGAGGCGACAAATGAAGCCCAAGTTTGGTGAACCAGGCTGGCGCCCCGAGGAAGAGTCAGACATCGACGGCTATTTTCGCCACCCCACGGCCATCGAGCGCGCCTCGGCAGCGCTGCGAAGAACAAGGGCATGGGCCCGCCTGGCCGCCCTTCACGCAAGCTTTCGGCGCTTCTGGGGCGAGCCAACGTGCGCCGACTGCGGCCACCGGGCCAACGTGCATTTGCGCGACGGCTGCTGCGCCGTTCGACTCTCCGTGGGTGGCCGGCACGTCGACGCCGGCGTTCGCCTGGCGTTGGTTTGGGCGAAATGTAAGTGCCACACCTTCCGCGCCAAATGACCTCGACTTGACAAAAAAACAAGGCTCGTTATGTTTGTCGTATGACGTTGCCCGCGCTCAATGCCACCGCCGAAATTGACTCGATTTGCCGCCAGCTTGTTGCGGGCATCGAAGCCGCCAAGCCGAGCCCCGAAGACATGCTTGATTTGCAGCCGCCCCGTCGCCTCGCTCTCGAATTGCTGATGGCCTTGGGGTTGGTGGCGAATGTGTGCATGGGTGGCCGCTCGCGGCTGGCCGTCACCTCGGCATGCAAAGCGCTGCTGGCCTCGGGCGCATGGGCGAGCGTCTTCGTCGTCGCGTGAGACTTGACAAAAAAATTAGACTCGTTATATTTAATTCATCGACGGCGCATGACGCGGCGGCGAAACAGGGGAAGCAAAATGACGAAAGACAAGAAATACAAAATGGCGGTGGCGTCGTGGTGCCTGGCGCTGAAGGCGTCGGCGCGGGGCAATCAGGCTGAGGCTTTTCAGGCGTCGAGCGATTTCGATTTTTACGCGAGCAAGTCGTGGGCGAAAAAAGCGAAACGCGAGGCGCAGGCAGCCGTCGACGCAGAGAAAGGGGTTCGGTCATGAGCGCGCACACGCCGGGGCTGACCTTGATTGAAAGATTTGACGCGCAAAGCTTCGCGGCTGGCTACGAAGAGGCCAGAAATTGCGCGGCGGACACAGAAATCAACCGCGACGTCTTTGAAGCCGACATGGCGCGCGGCGATGACGAGGTGCAGGTGGATGCCTTCGTGCGGGGTTGGAACCAATACGTCAACCGAGGGAGCAAACAATGAAATGCATCGGCCCGAAGTGCAGCTGCCCTGTAGTCGCCCACCGCCTGTGCCAAGCCCACTACATGCAGCAGCGGCGCGGCGAAGAGTTGCGCGAGCTGCGCAAGGGCGACCTGACGACGACACTTGCCGTGCAGGTGACGCCGGCGCTTCGCCGCGACATCGCCAAGGCCGCCAAGCGCGACGGCAAGCGCATCCCTGAGTGGGTGCGGCAGGTGCTCGCCTACGCCGCCCTGTCGGCGCTGCTGGCCTCTTGCGGTGGCCTGCGCACCGGTGGCGATGCCTGCAAGTCGTACGCGGCCACGACGTGCCGCCAGGCACAGGCATGCGGCCTCACCAGCAAGTCGCCGGCGCAATGCGAAAACGACGTCGCGGGCGCGTGCTGCTCGGCGGCAAACATGCATTGCGGGCTCGACTTGACGGCCGAGCAGGCCGATTTCAACGCGCGCTGCATCGACGCCGTCGGCCGTCTTTCGTGCACCGACTTCTCGGGGTATGTCAACGGCACCACGAATCTGTACGCGTGCGATTACTAAGAGGCAGCGGCGCTGTTGGCGGCAACGCCGTTGACTTCGGCGGCGGGCGGCTTGGCACGGGCAATGGCAAACCATTTCCCGTCATGGCGATTCACTTCGCCGGCGGCGCGCAGGATGGTCAGAGTGGAAAACACCGAGCCCGGAGTGGTGCCGGCGAGCGCGGCGATTTCAGCTGGCCCTCGCTCGCCGCCGTCACTGAGAATGTCGAGAATCGAGGCCTTGAGCTGGCCCGGCATGAGGCGCCCCGAGATGGTTTGGTTGCGCGCCACTTGGCGCCTGGCGCCTTTGGTTTTCAGTCGCACGCTGCGGCCTTCGCGCACGACCTTCCCTTTGGCGACCAAGTCCCATATGCGCCTCGAGACATCGTCGGCGTTGCCGATTTGCTCTCGCAGGGACGCAACTGAGTGCAATTTGCCGTCGGCCAAACTCGTTAAAAGCTGCTCTTTGACGGAGTGGTGTTTGGTGGCGACGGGACTTTTCTTCGACTGGCTTCCTTTGGCCGCGAGAGACCACTTGCCACCCTTGTTGCGAACCAAGCCATTTTCTCGAAGGCCGAGCAACGTCTGGGCGACTGTATGATTTCTCGAGCCGATCGTGACAGCGATTTCGGCCGGGCTGCGCTCGCCGCCGTCCTGCAGAATACCCAGCACCGCCTCCCGAAGCTCGCCGCGCTCAAACCTCTTGGGTGGCACGACGCGGGCGGGCCTTGGCGTCGGCCTGCCGATGCGACCGTCGAATTCAGAAAGTAGCTCGCGCGCCGACTCCAGTTGTTGGAGTTTCGCGCGTTGCTGCGCAATTAGAGCGTCCAGCTGTTTGATTTTCATGGGTGCCCTATTCTCCATAGAGCCCCGCTCTAGGTCTACTTTTTTTCGACGTCCTTCGCGGCAAAATCAAAGGCCTTCCGAATGCCGGGCGACAGCCAGCCGGTCGCACCCGCAATGGCGGCCACCGAGGTAGCGATCGACACAATGGTCGCCGGGAGCGCGACGCTTTGGGAGAGCGCGACAATCGCAGCGGCGAGAATGGCCACCGTGGTGCCGATTTTGACGACAATCTGCGGGAGCCACGGCGTGCCCGTCGGCGAGACGGGAGCAAGTGCCTTGTCGGTGGCAGCGTTGGCGACGGTGGTGGGGTCGGTGATGCGGTTTTCGGAAATCGTCATTGCTCTTTCCTTTCTAGAAATTCCCAGACAGCCAAAAGGCCCTTCGCCTCAAAGATGTCACGCAGCGGCTCGAGCTCGGCGGCAGCCGCATAGCCGGGCCACTGTATGTGCGGCCTGTCTGGCTTTGACCAAGTGCCGCCCCAAAGAAGACTGAAGGAAGCGCAGGCTTCGCGCAGCGGCTCGTAGGCCTCATTTTCCCAGTTTGGCTGGAGTCCCGGTCGGCTCGCGTCGGCGTCGAGACAGACATCGACGGCCAGGCCAAAATTGTGCGGCGACTGACCAGGCCTTGCGTCGGTGACGCGCGGCTGATTGTCGACTCGCCCCTGATTGAAAAGCTCATTCTGCCGCGTGTACGTACGAAAGCCTTCCGTCACGACGAAGCGGTGGCCCGACGCAGACAGCAGCAACAGCATCATTTTCAGGCGTGCGCGAAACGGTGGGTAGAGAAGCGTGAAGTCGACGGGCGTCACGGCGTGCCCCCGTCTCTTACGGCAGCCATCCGCGCCTCGAGACTGGCGACGCGCTTTTCGAGCTCGACGCGGGTGCCCCAAAACTTCTCAACCAAGGGCGCGGCCGCCGTCATGACAGCAATGACGCCTGCGGCGCTGATGCCCGAGAAGAGGCCGGCCTTGCGCTGCACATGGCGCTCGCGCTTCATGGCCCGCTTCTCGACGCCGATTACCTCGGGCGAGACCGCTTGAATTTTAGACTCAGTAATGGGCTCGGGCCCCAAGGGATCGGCGTGGCGCGCAAATCCCGGCGATGGCCTTGGCGGCGGCACGTGGTAGGGCGGCCGTCTCATTTCCGTGGCCCCATTTCGACCCAGGCGCGCATTTCCTTGAGGGCCGCCAACAGCGTCTTGAATTGCTCGCGGGCCTCGGCCTGGCCCTGCACAATCGTCTTGAATTGCGCCTGCGTCTCCACCTGGCCGCTCATGAATTTTTGCTCGACGCGGGTGAGGCGATTGGCGTGCGCCTCGAGAGTCTTCTCGACAGCCTCGAGGCGGATAATGGCTTCGCGGTACTCGGCCTTGCTGACGTACGCCGGCGATGGCCTGGGTGGCGCGTCGCCAAGCGGGTTGGCAAATATGAGAGTCTTGCTTTTTTCGTCGTCGTCTTCGTCTCTCATTTGCCGACTCCATTGGCGGGAAATCGCGACACAAGCAGCTGCAGCACCGCCAGCAACTCGAATCGTGCGCGGTGCGCCGTTTTTTCGATGTCGCGCAGCAGCGCCATTGCCTCGCAGAAGCGCACGCCGATGTCGCCGGAGTCTGTTTTGGGCGAGTCGTCGGCGTGCGCGGGCGTCGGCATTGGCGGCCTTCAGTCGAGTGCGACTTCGGTTTGGGCTGCAATCGACGTGGTGCACACGGTGCCGCCGGCCGAGGGTGCGGCCAGGCGCACGCTATGTCCTGCCGGCACGACGTAGCTGAGCACCGACGTCTGGGTATTGACGGCAGTCAAGGCAATCGCCAAAGAGACGCTGTTGGCGTTTGCGACGGCGGCTCGCACCGTGGTGGGCGTCGCATTCGTGTCACTTCTCAACTCGACGGTGGCCGACTGGCCGCCCGACAGCGAGGCAGTGCACGCAATAGTCACCGAATACGAAACGAAAACGGCCTTGGTCGCGCTGGGCGTGAAATTCGAATTGAAACTACGACTGGGCGTCGAAGGCGTTGCCGTCAAAGGCGCGGCGGGCGGCGTGTCGCAGGTGACGCCCGCGCCGGTGGCCGTAACGAATTGGCCCGCCGGGCAGGTGCCCGGGCCCGCAACCGACGGCGATGGGCAGGAGACGAATTGAAACGGGCCGACCGGGCCCGGATACACGGTGCCGCTGACGAAAGAGCAGTCGACGGAAGGAAATTGCGAGAAAACGGCAAACAACAGCGAGGCAACCATGGGCGTCCTTTCAGAATGGCATCGCAATGATGCCAATGACTTCACTGGCGGCCCACGGTCCTGCTGTACCGGTTGTTCGAGCGAAGTTGCCAATTGTTGCACTGGAGGGCGAGAAAGCGGTTTGCACTGAGTAGCTGGCGCCGGGCGTCGTCAGGTTGTTGCAGAAAACCAACCACCCGTTTGGCGCGGCGGGCAGGCCGATGACGCCCGTTGAAGCTACGCCGCCGGTGCCCACGTTGATTCGAAATGCCGCGGTGCCATTCGCCGAAACAACAGACGGCGAAGTGCCGAAGCCCGATTGAATGGTGGGTGACGCCGTCGAAAACAGCGTCACGCCGTTGAGCTGGTAGCCCGCGACGGTGTTTGCGATGTCGCCAATCAACACGACGTTGTTGTCGAGCGGCGCGCGAATGTAGGCGCCCTCGCCGTTGTTCAGCGTCACATAGGTGCCCGTGGGCACATTCAGCGCCGTCGAGCCAGACGCCAAATTGTTGCCGGGCCGAAAGCGGCTGCCCAAAAAAACGGTGGTGCCGTCGCTGGTAAAATAGTCGTTGGTGCCGGTGCCGACATGCCACCGCGCGCCGTTGGTGGTGACGGCGAAAGCGTCGGAACCTGAGGCCTGCGTACTGACGAAGCCGAGCGCGGTGATGATTCCACTGAAGGTGGGGCTGCTTGAAATCGGCGCCCCGCCGCTCTGCAGCCCGCCGAGTGCCAGGCCCATTTTAGACGAGCTCCCAAACCAGCAAGTTCGCGCTGCCGGTGACGGGCAGCCACTGCAAAAAGCCCTGGGTGGGCAACATGATGACGATGACGCGCTCGCCGGCCGCGACGCTGACGCCCGGCGCAGTGGTGCCGCTTTGCTGCTCGACTGTCAGTGCGGCAGTGTCTGCCGGCAGCAGCAAACCGGTGGCGGTGGGCTGCAGCAAAAGCGTTTTGCCAGCCAGGGTGCCGATGAAGTTGCCCGGCCCCAAGGGCGTGGCATTGAAGGGCTTGGTGGTGGTGCTGTTGTTGACGCGCGTGCCACTCGAAACAAGGGTGCCCAAATATTGCGGCGAGCCGTTGCAATTCAGCTGAATGTCGCGCTCATTCGGCGGTCGACCGGGGCCCATTATCCCCTCCCGCGGCGAAACACCGCGTCGGCAAACTCGGCGCCGATGTCTTTTTGCCGCCTGTCGGTGACGCTGCCTTCGCCCATTGGCAAGTCTTCGAGAGACAGCGCGCCTGCGCCCTCTTCGTCGCCTTCGACTTCGCCGCCCTTGGCGTACCCGTCGGCATCCACCATGCCGCCGCACGCGTGGCAAATGCCGCCGCTGTGCATTTTCTCTTCACTCATTCTCGCACCTCGCGCGCCTGCGAAGACGTGGCCATGCGGCCTGCCACATCGAGTTTCTCTGCGCCTTTTTCGGCTGCTGCCTGGGGTGCGGCTGCTGCGCCTGCTTCGGCCTTCGGGCCCTTTGTGCGTTGGATTGCCGCCTGGTTTCGGGCAATCGCCTGCGGCGAAAGGGTGCCGTCGACGTCGACTTTCGTCAGCAAGCTTAGCATGAGTTTTTGCCCGTAGGGCACCCCTTTGGGGCTGTCCGCCATTCGCTCGAGCATCTTGTCGGCAATTTGTCGGCCGAGCGCAGGGTAGACGGCGTTTAGGGCTTCGACTTGCTCCTTCGTCAGGGTGCCGGCGGCCGCGTGCTTGAGTACCACCATCGGCTCTTCGACGACTTCAAGTTTTCGGGTGAAGCTATGCCGCTCGGCGGCCGACATTTTCCAGTCATTGGCCAAAGGGCCGGCCTTGAGTGGCCGCTGGGCTGCCTGTGAGAGGTATTGCACGGCGCGGTTGGCTGTTTGGGTCAGCGACGCGGCCACGCCCGGCGCAACGTTGTGCATGTCGCCCAAGTTGGCGGTGAGTCTGTCGAGAAGGGCGTCGGGATTGGTGGCCAGGGCCTGGATTTCGGTGGCCCGCTTGTCGAGCGCCGCGTCGCCCTGCGTGCGCATGCGCTTGGCCCCGAAGTCTTGGCGCCCCAGCACGGCGCCGGCGTCTTTGGACGATGCGCCGCCCTTGAAGACTTTGTCGATGTGTCGCTCGAGCTCTTCACCCTGGGCTGCCGCTGACGCGGCGATGGTGGCGATGCCGTGCGCCCGGGCCACCGCGGCGCTCTGCTCGCCCGGCGACTGGGGAATGAAACCCGCGAGGGCCGCGGTGTCGCCATAGTGCGGGTCGGCCTGCGCCATCACCAGATGTGTGGCGAGGGCCCGCTGGGGGCTTTGGGCGGCGGCCTCGGCCAGCGGGGTGGCGTATTCGCCAAGGGCCGGTGCGACCTCTTCTGCTCGGCGCGCGAAGGATGCGGCGAGCGTCGACATTGCGGGCGACTTTGAGAGTGTGTCGGTCAGCTTCGAAATGAGCGCGTCGCCATTTTCTCGAAGCAGGCGGCGGCCGTAAATGGCGGGAATTCCCACCAGGCCCTTTCCGCCAGACGCAACGCCCGCAACCAGCGCCGTCTTGAAATGCTCGGCATCCTGAGCGCGCTCGGCGGCACGGCGGCTGGTGCCGGCGCCGAGCAGGTTTTCGGCGTGCGCAAGGGCGCTTTCTTCCGCCGATGGCGCACGGGGTTGGCCCGAGTAGGTGGTGGTGGGGTCGCGAAACCCGGGTGCGGCCAGGGCCTCGCGCTCGGCGCGAACGGACGCGAGCGCGTCGTCGAGACTGCGCGGCAGCGCCTGGCCCTCCGGCAAGACGTGCTTTCGAAGTGCGCTGGCGACGGCGTCGCGCTCGGCCTCGGGTATTTTCCCTACCTCGTCTTTGGTGGCAGAGACGGCTTTGAAAAGCCGACTTTTCGAGAATTCCCCCAGGTCGAGCTTGCCGAGACCTTTTTTCGTGGCAGACGCCACCGCGCTCGCGCCCTCGCCGAGCGCGGTGGCAATGCCGCCACCGGCCCCACCAAGCACGGCGCCCAAGCCAGCGCCGGCAATCAGATTCTCCGCGGTCAAGTTGTGGTCGCCGAGCTCCGCGTCTGAAACCGCATTCCCCGCCCCGAAGAGCGTGCCTTCAGCCATGCCGCCGAGCGCGCTCGCACCAATGCGCCCGAGCGCCGACGTGGCGCCGGCGCCGTCTGCAACGGCGCCACCAACCTTCGACAGCGGCGAGACGACGGCGCCCGCGATGTTGCCGGCAAGCGAGGCAAGTGGGTGGGCGGCCTGCCTTTCTTTGTATTCGGCCGCCTCAAGCTCCCGGCGCGCGGTCTGCCCGGCGCCAGTGTCTACAGCGCCGCTTCCAAGCATGGCGCCATAGCCGCCGGCGGTCAGCCCTTGGGCGGCGCCCTCGAGCAGCGCGCCGGCCGTGTCGCCCGCTTCACTCAGCCCGCCCTTGAGCGCTTCGCCTGTCGTTCGCTCTTCGCCTTCACCGAGCGGCCGGTAGCCAAGCTCTTGCGCTTTCGCCAGGGCCGCAGGGTCGTCGTTTTCGATGAAGTATTCGCGGCCGTCGGGGCCGACAAGGTTGGTGGGCATTTAGTCGGCCTCGGGAGTGGTGTCGGCGGCGCTGGTCGAGCCTTGAAGTAGCTTTTTGAGTGCCTCGATTTTTTGGTTGCCGTCTTCGTCGGTTTCGCCTGCAACCGGCAGCATTTGAGTTTTGACGAGCTCAATCAGCGCCGGCTTGGGCGCCTTGTTGTTATTGAGCTGCGTCGCGATGGCGGTGGCCGTTGCCGTGTCGATGTTCGACAGGTCGTTCGCATTGGTGCCAGGCAAGTGCTTGGTGAGTTTGCCGATGCTTCCGCCGCCCTTCTTCCATTGCTCGGCGTAGCGATCGAGCGCCTGCAGTCCCGCCGTGGTGCCGGTCGCCGCAACTGCACCCTTTCGGCTGGCCGCCATGTTTTTCGCAGCTTCCGCCTGCAGGTTTGCGGTTTGCGCGGCCTTCAGTCGAGCTTCCATACCGCGGTCGTACGTTTTGGCCTGCTCTTGAGCCCGGTCGGCCGAGATTTTCGCCAACAACATGGCGCCCTGAGACTGTGCCAGAGGGCTTTTGGTGGTGGCCAAAAGTTGCTGCGTCTGCATTTCGGCTTTTTCCAAAAGCGCGTCTTTGGATGCGTGCCAAGCGGCGATGTTGTCTTGAAAGTGCTGTCGGGCGGCGCCGTAAATGCCTTGCGCCGAGTCGACGGCTTGCTGGCCTTTTTTCAGCCGCAGCTCATGTTCTGCTTTTTGAGCCTCCAGGTCTCTGTCGATGTTCGCCTGAATCATGCCGGCGGCGCGGTTGACGCCGTCGGCGCCCGCACCGAGAGTGCCGAGCGCCAGGCCGATGATGCCTGCGATTTTGCCGCCGGTGCTTCTCGAGGCCCACCATCGCCCAGAGTCGAGCGTTGGATCGATGCGCGCCTGCTCGGCGACCGCGGCCTTCCAGTCATTCAGGGATTTCTGATTCTCCAGCTCTCCCTGCTGAATCATTTCTTTGCGCTGCAGGTCGGCCACGTCTGCCGCCTGCTGCCTGAGCGCCAGCCCCTTCGCCTCGGCTTCGATGGCGCCCACCTCGGCATTCGTGTGTGCTTGGGCGGCCTTCCTCTGCTCGTCAAACGCAGCGTCGAATGTTGCCCCCGACTTGTCTTTCGGCACCCCGCTACCGGGCGCACCCATGGGCGCCGTTGCCCCGGGGGCGCTCGAGGCCGCTGGCGCGGGCGGCGCCGATGCATTGGCGGCGAACCTGCCAGGCTTGATACCGAGCGTTGCTGATTGGCTCTTGTCTTGAAGCGCCCGGGCCGTGACAGGGTCGACGTCGATGCTGTTGCCATTCGCAATCGACACGAATTCGCCAGGCGTAATGCTGCGACCCAGGTTCCGGTCAACAACCTCTGCCGCGGAACCCTTGCTCATCGGCAGCGTCGTGCGCGAGGTGGGGATGCCGGCCGAAAGCACGTCATCCACAGGCCCCTCGAGCCGCGGCCGAAGCTTCAAGTCAGTGAAGTTCGGATTCATGACATCAAATCCGACGTCGCCGGAGCCGTCGGCGTAGCGAGGGGCATTGGGCGGCGGAATCTGGCCGCCGTGTGCCGCATTGAAGGCCTCGTCAATGGAGTCTTGATTGTTGCCGTGGCCCGTGTTGCGCGTCCAATCGGGCATGCCCGAGGCGTCGCGGCTTTTCGACAGCACGTCAGCGAGCGCCGAGACGCCCTGACCGGCGGCGCCGTAGAGGCCCAGCAGTTGGTTTTGATTGTCGAGCGTAAGGCCTGAATTCATCATCGCCTGACGCCAGGCCGCTTGCTGGCGCGCCTGGGCGAAACTCAAATCCCTCGCGCGTTGCTGATTCATTGCGTTGATGAAGGCGGTTTGACCGTGCTGCGTCTCCTTGAGTGTCTGCTCTGCGGCGTCGCCTGCGCCTTGCTGGGCGCGCTCGGTGGCCGACGACAACAATGCGCCGGCCGGCACAGGCGTGCGGCCTGCGGCGGCACGCATGCCCGCGGCGGCCGCGTCGTCGATGTTGTTGGTTTGCATTTGTGGCGAAAGACTGGGGCCTGTGCCCATGGCCTGCGCCTGAAAGCGATTGGCGTTGCCGAGAATGGCGTCGCGGGTGGCGTCGTAGTTTGCCGTGTCGAGCAGGCCGCCGTTCTCGATGCTGGCGTCTTTCTTCATGACGCCGAAGTTGTCGAGGCCCGGAATGTACCCGCCCTCCGCATAGCCAGCGGCGCCGCCCTTGCTTTTCTTGACTGCCGCAACGAAATGCGCCGCTTCACGGGCGGCATTCGGCGCAAGGGCCACGCTGCGGGGAATGACGATTTCGCCGGGCGACAGCCAGGCCGGCACCGTGTCGTTTGCTTCGTCGTCGCCAAACACCTGCGCTTTGCCAGGCACTGCGCCGCCGTCGCTGGCGAGCGCCATTCCACCGACCATGTTCGTGAGGCCTACGGCGCCCTGCGCGGCGCCACTGAGTAGGTTTCGGTTGTCGGTGGCAATTTGCTGGAAAATTTGATTGTCGGCCTGCTGTTTGGCCTGGCGGGCGGCGCCTTGCGCGACCGAACCGGCCGCATCCACATCCGCCTGCTGCCCAAGGGCGCTCCCCATCGTGTCGGCGGCGCCCAATTGGGCCTGCGCGCGCAGCGTGTTGGCCTGCCCAATGGCGCGCTGGTTGTTGGCGGCCTGGGTGTTGCCAATGTTTCGAAGCGACGTTGCGTATCCAGCGCCGGGAATCGACTGCCCAAAGGCCTGGGCGAATGCGTTGTTTTGTGCGGTGGCGTTGGCAAGGGAGTTTTGCCATGCGCCCGCGCCCGTGTCGGCTTGGCCGCCGAGGACATCCAGCATGCCGCCGAGGCGTGTGCGATCGTCGCCGGGCTGAGTGAAGTCGATGTCATTGCGGCCCGGCATTGCGGCAGAGCGGTTGAAAAAATCGGTAAAACCACGGGCCGAGGCGTTGCCGTTGCCTTCGTATTTGCCCTGCCCGTTGTTGAAGGCGAATGCGTCTTGGGCTTTCGCCATTTCCTCTGGCGAGCCGGCATTCTGCGCGTACATGTCTGCGTTGTTTTGCGCTTCGCGCGCCGGCACCGTGTAACCGGCATATTTGCCCGTGTCCCACGTGAATGAGCCGTCGTCGTTCCAGTGGCCTTTGTTGGCGGCGCCCGTCGAGGGGTCCCAATTGGCCTGGCCGTAGGCGTATTTGATGACCTGGCCATCGTCGCGAGTAAAGCTTCCGTCAGGATTCACGCCCATGTCTCACCCCACGCTCTGCCCTGCGGGCAATTTGTTGGTGCCGTGCTTGACGCCAACCTGCAACGTCAGCGCCTGAAACCCGGTCAGCCGGTTGGCGAAGGGCGGCAGCGTTCGCACGATAAACGTGAAGGCGACTGACTTGCACTTCTGTCGTCGAAGTTTGTGGCGAAGGTCGATGGCCTGCGTCGATGTGAAGCTGATTGCATTGAGGTCGACCGGGAAAGTGTAGGAGCCGGCGGCCGTGTTGCCGTATTCGTCATCGAAGTCGACGCTCACTTCAAGCGAGCTGCCCGGGTCGAGCGGAAGCCCGTTGGCCGTCATCGTCCAATAAAGCCAGCGCACCCGCTGAAACCCGTCGAGCGAATTTACGCGCAGCCAGCCGGTGCGCATGATTGGCGTGATTGCGAAGGAGCCGTCGGCGCCCTCTGTCGTCTCTGTCGCAAGGCCCACCGTCGGCGACAGAACGACCCAAGACGCATCCGTTGGCCACCAAATCGACGCCCGCGCGTCCAGCTCGGCGCCATCGAAGTCGTACGTCAGCACGCTCCATTGGCCAGACAGGTAGCTAAAGACAAGTTGGGTTCCGTCGACACTGGAGAAGCGGCACTCTTGCTCGTTTTCGAGCATGACGGCGCCCGACACCGATTGGGCGTCGAAGCGACTGACGCCTTCGCCGATGTATTTCACTTGCAGGTCGCGGCCGAGCAGATACCAACCCTTGGGCGACTTGAAGATGATGCCGGATGGCATCCGCAGCACGCTGCGCGAGGCCCGGCATCCGACGTCAGAAGGCACTTCAACCAGAGTGTATTGACCGGAAAGGCCCGCCAGGGTCGGCCCGGTGCCCAGAAGCGCGTAGGGGCGGCGCTCGCACAGCACCGCGAGTTTTTCATCCATTGAGGCGAGCGCAATGACTTGGCCGCCGTTGACGTCGGTGGTGAATTGCATCGCCGCTTCGTCACTAAATTGCAGGCCGACACCGTCGACGAAGGGTTGCGAGAAATCGACGGTGCCGGGCTGATCGGCCACCACAATGAAAAGGCGGCCGTCGTGCACGGCCAGCGCCGACACGGGTGGTGGCGAAATATTCGGCAACGCCGTGCCGCCCTGCAGTGGCTGTGAATAAAGCAGCTCGTTTGTCGTCAGCGAGGCGTCGGCCGTGGTGATGGCCGCCAGCACGGTGGTGGCCGCCTTGGTGTTCGGGTAGGCGCCCGTCACGTTCGTTCGAAAAAACGTAAGCCCAGCGGCCGCAGTGCAATACACGACGATTTGCACGCCAGTCTTTTGGGTGAGCAGGAGCGTCGGCACATTGACGAGAATCGTTCCTTGGGCCCCGGACAACGTCACGCTGACCGGCGGCGCGGGCGCCGACACATGAATATTGCCTCCGGCGTCGGTCCACTCATAGACAGCCGTCACCAAATGCGTGCCGGTCGTCATTGAGCCGCCATTCGCCCCGACGGCGCCGACGCCTTCGGGAAACTGAAAAAAACCAAGCTCTCCCACCGCGCTGCCGTCGTAAGCGGTGAGTGCGCCGCCCGCCAAATACGTCGTCTCCCCAAGCTGTGCCTGAATTGGCTGCAGGGTGCTGTTGGGCGCCATTGAAAGTCGCGAAAGCCCGATTTGTGTTTTGACTGCGCTGCCGGCCGTTGTTCCAAAAATGGCGAATTCGGTGACCTCCTGCATCACAGTAAAAAAAGCGTCTGTCGCAGCCAAAGGCGAACTGCAGGGCGTGGAGATTTGTGGCGGCGTTCCCAGCGTCACCGCGCGCGAGACACCAAAGCCGCCGTAAATCGCCCTGGCCATGACGATGCCGGTGCTGCCGTCGAGCACGTACGCCCCCGACTGCGTGTTGAGATTCACGGGGGATGTCGTGGGGCCGAGGTTTGTATAATCTTCAAGAATGCAGCACGGCAGAAACGTACGCGCGCCCACGGTGAATGCCTTGCCAAACACCCACGGCCCCTGTGGCCCGGCGGCTGCTCCCGCGGCGGGCGTATTGGAAAACGATGCACTACTCAGCAACGTTCGGGCCGCCGAGGCAATCGCCAGAGCGACGCTTACGGTGACTGTTCGAATGGGGCTGAGCGCACTGGAGTTGTAGGCGCACTGCCTGTCGCTAAACACTTGTATGTTTACGCCGAGCGGAGTGGCGGTGATGTGACTCTCGCCCGTCAGCGACGTGGTGTCGGCGTCGATTCGAGTCGGGCCGGCGGTGATGGTGAAGGTGGTGGCGTCGATGACGACGCCGGCGGTGCCCGCCATCGCCAGGGCGCCCTGACCGAGCGTAAAAACGCCGTATGAGGTTCCGTTCGAATAGGCCGCCACGGCAATGCCGCACAGTGAAATGGCGGCAAGCTGGCCGGCGCTGATGACGTTGAGGGGGCCCGAGACGACTGCCGGCGTGGCGCCGCCAAAGACTTGAGCCGCCCTCACCGACGTCGTGCCGTCATTCCACGCATAGGCGACGATGGCCGTATTTTGAAACGGGGCGGCGTCGTAGTTGCGCGCGAAGAGGCTGGCGCTGGTGACGACGGCAGTCTGAGCGCCCAGCGTCGTGGGCGAGCTGGTGAGAATGACGCGGCACAAAAGATTGTTGCCGTCTTGGTAGAAAATATAAAAACGGTCACTCGCAAAGACGACGCGCGGGCAAAACGCGGTGGCTGACGACGTCAAAAGCGTCGTGGGCACCACTTCGGCCGCCGTCGTTTCATCCACCAGCTTCAGGTTGATGCCGAGGTACCCACCAATCGCATCTTTTGCTCTCCACACGTAGCAACTCAGCCCGCTGCCGGTGGCGCAGTCGGGGCTGTTGTGCTGACCCGTGTCGCGCTGCACCTCTTGCTTGGCGACATCCACGTTGGCGTATTGGCCAGGCACCGTCACCACGCTGTCGGGCGCCGTGGCCAGCACCACCGAAGACACTGTCGAGCCATCCACCACCAGCAGCTCGGTGCCATTGGTGGCCAGGCCGTTGCCCGTCGTGCCGACAAGCTGCTGAAGGCCGCCGCGCACCGTCAGTGCGTTGTCTTTAGCCAGCACCACGTTTTCGAGCGTGTCCCATTTGCCAGGCAGACGCAGCTTCGCCTGCGTCTTGGTGTCTTGGCCCTCGGTGAATTTGACATCGACAAGCTGGTACTCGAGGCTGGTGGGCATGGGGAGTCATTGCTCCGCAAGAAAGTCGAAAAGAAGCTGCGGGAAGGCGGGGCCGGCAATGGCCGACGACGCCGTTATGCGGCCGTCAGGGTTGACGTCGTAGCTCTGGGCGACGCCTGACGCGTCTGGCACGCGCAGGATTTCCGAGGGGCGAAAGCCCATAAGAAGCACGAAAAGCGTGGCGCCCGACGCCAGGCCGGCCGCCGTCTGCAGCACCGCTTTGACGTGCACATAGCCCAATGCGTCTTTGTGGTAGCCCGCCGTCGCAAAGCCGCCGCCTGCGTTGGCCAAATCGCCCTGCAAATCGGGCTTAATCCACGGTGGCGGCGGGGCGCCCATAATCGGCGTGGCGTTGAGGTTTTTGGCCAAGGGTTGCAGCACGGTGTTGATGTTGTCTTGCAGGCGCGAGGCGAGCGGATCGCCCTCTTGTCGCAGCAGCGAAAACCTGGAGGATGGCATTTAAAACCCTCCCCCGAAATCGGCCGAGCCCCAGTCGCCATACGGGTACCAGCCGGGAGTCGAGCCGCCAATCAACCAAAGATTGTTGCCGTTGAGGCGGTATTGCATCCCCAGCGCGCGGCGGCCAAGCACGTCGGCAATGGTGGCGGCGCCACCGGTGGCATCGCGCGACTCGATTTCAGCCGCCAGCCTTTGCTCCATTTTCTCGCGCCGGGCGATGAAAACGGAAACGTCACTCTCCTCTTTGGCCAGCGCTTTGATGCAGGCGTCGATGATGATGAATTCTTCCCACCCATTGACGCCGTCGATGGTGTCGACATCCAGCACCGGCACTGTCGCTCGCGGCACGTACAACAGACGAATCGTCTGGCCCGCGTACGGCACCTGGGAATTGAAGGCCGAATAGCGGTTTCTGTCGCTGAAGTTGAAGGCCTTCAGCGAAACCCACGCTTGCTGCGCCGTGAGAATGGCCAAGTCGACGCCAAGCAATTTGAAAAAGTCGGAGGGCAGCGGGAAGAACTGATTGGTGCCGTCCGTCGTGAAGGTGTAGCCCGTTGCCGGCGACTGCACGAAGTAGTCATTCCCGAAGTGGCGAACAATCTGCCCATACAAGTCGAGGTAACTCGATTGGATGTAGCCGTTCCACTCGGGGTCAGAAATGAAGCTCTGCCCGACGTTGTCGCTTTCTCGCTGGCACTGCGTCCGCAGTGAAAGCAGCGTCGTGGCCAAAGCCGGCACCTCAAAAGAAGTGCCCCGCCTTTTTGCGCGGCCGGGCGGGGCGAACGGCCGCACTCAACGGGGCGCGGCGCGCCCCTCAAGCGGTGCTTTTAGCTCGCGTCTTCCACCCACTCGACGACGTATTCGAGGACGGTGCCGGCTGGCAAGTTGCCCGCGTTGAAGTTTTCAATCTGCAGAAAATCAGCAACGCCTCGCAACACCAGCGACTGGCCGCCCACGCCGCACTCTGGGAAGATTTGGTACGTGGGGTTGGTGTACGCGGTGGCGGGGGTGGTGGCGGTGGCGGTGAATTGCCGCCAGTGGCTGAGCGCCGACACCACGGTGCCCGTCGACTGCGCGGCGGTGGTGTAGTGCTGTACGACGGCGGTGGCGGTGCCAGTGGAGGTGTCGTTTTTGGCGATGGTGGGCGCAACGGCGGTTCCGCCGGTGCCGATGACAGACAGGCGCGTCAGCCGAAACAGGGTGTCGGCCAGGGCCGTCGAAACCCCGCCCATCAACAGGCGCTTGATTCGAACGGTTTTGCTCGCCGAGCCCTGAATGGTGACGAGGGCCAGGGCGGCGGTGGCCAAGGGGGTGAAGCTGGCCGACGCACGAAAGGTTTGCTGCGTCGAATCCATTCCGACTTGCGAGTAGTTGACGCCCGCCAGGTCCTGCAGCGCAGCCATCGACTGCGACGCGTTGTTCCCGTCTCGCGCAACAATGGGGGTGAAAGCCATTTTGATGTCTCCTTTTTGCGCTTTTAGAGGGCGCCCAACATGGTGAGGTTTACGAGGTTCATGCCCTGACTGAGTTGAAGCGCGCCGCCTTGAGCCAACGGGAAAGGGGCAATCGTGCTCAGGACGGGCACGAAAAAGGACGAAGTGAAAACGGCGGCGCTCGAGTCGAGCCCGGTTGCCGTCAAGACGTAGAAGGGGTCAATTTCTTGCGCCTGGTTGCTTGGCGCCGCGCCGCCCGGCTGATTCTGGGGCGAGGGGCCCGACGCGTTGGGGGCGAAAAAGACGGCCGAGAAGCTGTAATTTTGAGTGACGCCAGCTGGCAACACGGGGTTGCCGACGCCCACGGGCACGTTGGGCACCAAGTAGCTTGGCTGGGTGACGCTCGCCGAAGCGCCCCCGCGGCTGCCGCTCGCCACCGTCACGGCAAGGCTCTGCAGCGTCAGGGCCGAAGCCGTGGCGTTCGTCACCGCGGCCACGAAATTCACCGCCTGGCCTGCGGCGATGCTGACCGCGTTGAAGCCGCCGGAAATCGAAACGGAGAGAGGCATTTAGAGGGCCCCCAGAAATCGGAACATGATGAAGTTGTTTGGCGCCGCGAAGTTGAGAAACCCGCCTTGGTACCCGAGCGGCGGCGATGACGTGTACGAGACGAGCAGGCCGGCGGTGCCCGCGCGGTTGATGCTTCCGTCGGAGCCGTACACCAGGCAGCCCACGTTGATGTTGGTTTGGGGCGGCAAGGCGATTTGTGGGTTGGTGGGATTCAAATTGCCAACCTGATTCACCATTTGAAACGCATTGGCGTTGGCCGCGCTGCCCATGACAACGGGAAGCGGGCCGATGTTGATGCTGCCCAGGGCCGGCACCGTCACAGTCATTCCCGGTCCGGTGGGCAGCACCGCCGGCGCGAAAGGAATCTCGCGGCCGACAGGGTCGTTCACCGCAAACGCGTACAGCTTCGCGCCCGTCACCGTCACGGTGGCGGCATTCGGGTTGTACACAAACACCGTCGCCATCGGCGGTGGGGTTTGCCCCGCGGTGTACGAGGCGTAACTCAAGCTGACTTGGCACTGAAGGGCCATGCGTCAGGGCTCCGAGGCGTCTTGCAGAATGAAAGTCAAAAGCACGGTGCTGCCCGAAGTTGGGTCGGCCGCGGTGGCCGTCGACGACATCAACGCCAGGCCCAAGGTGCCGCCGCCCACCGCGTAGAGGTTGGTGAGCGTGCTGTTTTGGGCAACCGCGACGATGTTTCCCAGGCCACCCGCCAGCACCTGGCTGAAGCCCACGAAGAGACAGCGCTGGTAGTCATCTTGGAACGTGACAGTCCAAAGGCCGGTGCCGGTGCGGGCCACCGAGCGAATGCCCTCGGAGCCCACCGCTTGCTGCTGCGGCCAGCCGAGGGCGGCGGCGCCCGTTGACGCCGCGGTGTACGAGCGCGAGACGCCTGCCACCGGCTGGAGAGCCGGATAGTTCCACTTCTGCAGCGTGACGGCGCCGCCGCCGCCGACAGAAACCGCGCAATAGAGCCGCACCTCGCGGTTGACGAGGCAATAGCTCTTGTCTTTGAAAGTGCGATTGGCCATTGCTCTCTTTCCTCACACTTGCAACGCGAGTTGGCTGTTCCACCCCGGCGCGCGGCAGCCCATGTTGGCGTAGTAGCCAGAGCGCGCTTCGTACGCGTCGCCGTTGGCCAGGCGCAGCACCTCGAGTCCGTCACCCCAGTTGAAGATGTGCGGCACCGGGTTGAGGGAGTAGAGGCACCAGGTCGGCAGCTGCAGCAAAAAGCCCGTCTGGGGTTGGCAGTTTCGGTCGGCGTAGCACTCAATGACGCCCGACGGCCCTTGCACCTTGACGCCTCGGAAGCCGACTTCGGCGTCTTTTTCCCAGTCGACGAATTCGCGGCGGGAGCCCATGGCTTTCAGCAGCGCGGCGAGCGAGCCGTAGTTGGTGAAAAAGTGACGCGGCTTGCCCTTCTCGCGCGCAACCAGCATCGAGTCGTCAATCAACGCCTCTTCAATCGGCTGGCTGGCCCCGTTGTAGTAAAGGCCATACAGGCGCGAGTCGGGCGAGCGGTTGACGTTGTAGAAGTTGTCAGACGTCGACGGCGCCACCGAAGGCAGCCACGCCGCCAAGCCAGACATCACGCTGTTGCTGTCGCCCTGCACCAGCAGAAAGTCGTTCGTCGCCCAGGCGGTGGGCGAGCCGGCCACGCCACCCAACGAGACGTTCGACACGGTGATGGTGCCGGCCATGACGTTGCGCTGCACCACGTAGCCCAAGGCCGCGCGCGGGGCGCCGCCGTCCGTCGAGCTCGCCTGCAGCGTCTGGTTGATGCCGAATTGCGAGACGTCGGCGGGGTTGGTGAGGGTGATGACGCCTGCGGTGATGCTCGAAATCTGCCCGCGCGAGCCGGTGCCCGCTCGGTATTGGCAGGTGGCCGCCGAAAGGGCCGCGCTCTGCACCGCAATGTCGATGAACTCTTTGGCGAAGTCGAGAAAGCTGCCCTTCTCGTCTGCCGCGGCCAATGCGGCTTGGTGGCCGATGGTGGCGATTGAATAGTCGGGCCGCAGAGTCAGCAAAAACTCGGCGAGCTGCATCGGCGTTTGGTTGCCTTGCGCCGAAGAAAATTGAGCCGAGCGGCCTTGGCTCACCTCGTAGATGCAGGGAATCGGAACGTACTTCCCGGTGGCGTTGGGCTTTTTGGGCACCATCGCCAGCAACGGATTTTCGTCGTAGGCGAGGTTTTCTACCTTCTGCCCGTCATACCATTCCTTGAGGCCCGCATTCTCGGCAGGCAAGTCGAGGTACGCGCCGCCGATGGCGACGCTGCCGGCCAGCCCGAGCGCCTCAACCAAGCCCGGAGGCAGCGCGACGCCGAATTGAAGCAAAACGGCAGCGACAGCCACGACGGCAAACAACCCGTACATGGCGAAGCGAAGAAAGCGTGAGAAGCGATGTTGTGCGCCCATCGAAAGCCCTCAATGCCGGCCGAGCCGGCGTCGAAGACGGGCGCAAGTGGCATCAGGAGGCTTTGCCGCGAAACGCTTGGCGAGCGGACAAAGCCCTCTCTCGCCTTTCTGCGTCCGTCATGGCTGGCTGCCTGTTTTGCGTCGAGCCCGTCAAGTTGTTTGACAGCGTGCGTCTCGGCTGCTGCTCAGGAGACTGCTGCTGCACAACTTGAGGCTTCTGCGTCGGCGCGGCCTGCGCGCCTTGAGGCATTGTGCCACCGGGTTTTGCCGGTTGCAACTTTTCTAAAAACTTCGGCTTGTATTTCTCGTGTGAGGCCGCCTCTTCGACGTACCCGAGAATTTCGGTTTCAATCAAATCGGCTGCCTCCTTCGGCGAAAGAATGCGCCCCTCGCCCGTCTCGCTTTTCTTTGCGGTGGCCCAAAACTCACTCTCAATGCGCTGGGCAATGACGGCGGCGACGCGCTCCGGTGAGCCGAGGCGCTTGAAGACGGGATACTCTTTCTCGCTGGCCTTGTAGTACTCGGCGGCGCTTCGCAGCACCTCGCGGCGGGCGGCCATCTCCTGCGCTTTCGCGGCCTCTTCGGCCTGACGCTTCGCGGCGGCGTCTCGCTCTTCGAGCTGCTTTTGGAAGTCGCCGCGCAGCCGCTCGACTTCGCCCTGAATCATTTCGCCCGGGGCGACGCCCGAGACAAGCAACTCGCGCAGAGTCTCCTGCCATTTGTCGCCGTAGGTGGTTTTGAGAAATTCAATGGGCCGCGTGCGAGCCATTTGCTCGCGCTTCTCGTATTCGCCCAGTTTCGACAGCTTGTCGCCGAGCGTCTTTCTTTCGCCATCCCATTTGCGGCGCTCGACGATGTATTCGCGCACCTTTTTTTGGTGCTCCTTCTCGAGCGCCACGTAGCGCGTCTTGACGTCGTCGCTTGCGCCTTCGGGTGGCGGCGTGGGCGCCACCGGCGGCGCGTTGTTGCCACCGGGTTGCGTTTGGGTCTGGGTCGCAGGTGCAACTGCTTGGGCATTCGTCGGCGCAGCTGATTCAGGCATGGGTGAGGCTCCTTATTTGGCGTGAAAGGTGCCGTATTCGTCGCGCACGGCCAGCGGGTGCTCGACGTGCTTGGCGAGAAACACGAAAAGGCCCGCGAGGCGACCTTCGTCGGCGATGTCGAAAAACCACCAAAACGAACCAGCAAAGTCGAGCACTCGGGCCGCCGACTCAAGGGCGTGGCGATGTCTTAGCGCGGCAAGCAAAACGTCTTTATGCCGACAGTCGTTGAACCCGGTTGTCTCATCACAATCGGTGCAGACGATGTCGTAGCTGGTGCTCATGCGGCGCCTCGAGCCTTTGCGACAACGGTCCGGGCCTCCTCGAGACATCTCTCGACCTGAATCACACACAAATCACATTCGCAGGCGCACGGCAGCGCGCCGGCCAGCGCCTCGAGTTTCGTTGCCAGCTCTCGGGTGAGGTGCCAGAGGGGCCTGGCGTCGCCGTCGTCGGCGAGGCGAAGTGCGTCAACGATACCCTTCCAATAGGGCGGCACCGTGCCGACGCGCCACGCGATGTGCTGGGTTCCATCTTTGTCCATCGTGATTTCCATTTCGCTCTTTTCGCTCAAGCCGCGGCCCCCGGCGCATTCGGCAGCAAGTCAGACACGGGGGGCGCCTGCGGAACGGCTTGCGGTGCGCCCATGCCTGCGCCCGGCGGCATGGTGCCGGTGGTTGCGCCAGGCACCGGTGGCGGCGTCATTGCGGCGGCGGCCATGTCTTGGAGCGCGTCGATTTGAGAGCTCCAATTGCGAAGCATCGCCATTTTCTCGTCTTCCAAGTCGAGCAGGCGGTAGCGCTGAATGTATTCAATCACCATTTCTTTGGCCAACTCGAGGTCATCCGTGGGCTCGGGCGCCGCGTAAATGCCTTCGTCGATGATGTCGTCGAGCACCTTGCACAGCACATCCTCTTGCGCGTTGGCGAGCGACTCGATGGCCTCAATGTCAGGGAAGTCGAGCGCACGGCGGCCCTGGCGCATCGTCATGAAGCCGGCCTGCATGTACTCCTGAATCGTCTGAAGCCGGCCGCTTGGATCGCGCGGCAGCCGCGACACGGGAAAGCACTGCATCACGAATTCGGAGTCCTGGATGTTGCCGATGTCTTTTTTGAAGTTGATTTCAGCGAAGGCGTTTTTGCCCGGCACCCGCACCTCTTTGAGCTTCCCGGTGCGCGCCATTTCGCGGGCCATGGCCACGTCAAGCATCGCGATTTGCAGGTAGAGGTTGTCGTTTGCGCGCTGGGTGCTTCGGTGTCTGTCGCTCTGAATGTCTTCGAATTCGCGCAGCGCCTTGCCCGAGTTGAGGCCCTGGGGCTTGGCGGCCGACGTCGACATTTCGTTGAGGCCGGCCAGGCGACGAATGCGCTCGGCGCACAGGCTGACGTTTTGGAAATACACCTCGTGAATAGGCTGCGCGACAATCCACTGCGGCGGCGTGCTGCCGGCAAAGGTGATGATGGTGCCCACGTCGTTGTTGATTTCTTCCTTCACGACGCTTGAGCCCACCGGCAGTAGCACCTTCGGCGTGCCCGCCAAATGCATGCTGCGCTGAATGAGCCAGAGCGACTTGTTTAGCTCCATTTGCGTGCCCTGCGCCTGCTCGCAAAAGCCCTGGCTCCAATACCCCAGGGGGCGGCGGCACCACGAAAAGCGCGCGAAGGGGAAAAATTCGTAGGGCCACTCCTCTGGCTCCACCAGCATGACGCCCGAATCGGGAAGGCTGATGCAATGCAGGCCACCGGTGACCTCGCCCTTCTCGTCAGGCGTGCCCAGGTGCCAGCTTTCGACGACGCGCACCATGTCGGAAAGGTTTTGGCCGCGTTGGCTGGCTTCAGGGTCCTTCGGTGTGTCGAAAATCTCTTTGCGGCATTCCGGGAAGTCGCCGGCCAATTGGTCTTTGTCGACAAGCTTCACGCGGTGCATGTTGCGCGGGAAGCCGTATTGCCCCTCCACCTCGTCAGTCCACAGCTCGGAAGGCAAAACGCGCTCGTGACACAGTTTGCCGGCGCGGCCGTAGACGTGAATGAAGCCGTCGCCCCAAATGCAGCCGTCGCGAAACGCTTCGAGGCCAATGTCGTACGTCTTTGTTTCGTAAAAGACGCCTTCGACGAATTGATTCAGTTTCTTGGCCCGCCGCTGCTGGCGGTAGTTGCCGCCCGAGGTGAGAAAATAGGGCCGCGGCTTCACTTCGCCAATGCGCGCCACCAGGGTGTCGATGGTGATTTGCGTCTCGTTTTGAGTGACTCTGTCGCGCACCGCATTCGCGCGCGCCTGAAATTGCGCGTACGAGCTGCTTGCGTTGCCCATGATGGCGAGATTCCCATACAGCCTGGCGCTGATGACGAGCTGCCGCGCGCGGTGCTGCTGGTTTTGTTTCAGCAGCTCGAGCACGCCTTTAATCGACTGAGCGCACTGCTCGCCCTCGAGAGCCCACCACGCGCGCTCAGGATTCTCCCGCGAGACGAGCGCCCGCTTGTCGCCCTTGCGCCGAAAGTCTCGAAAGTCGGTACTGCCCGCGGGCCTCATTTTGCCCCCTGTTCCGCGCAAACCCAAAGGGCTTGTTTTACGCCGACAGTGAATGTCTGAGCGGCGGCCCTGCCGGCCGCCTCGCATTGAGCCCTAGAAGTGAAGCCAGGCGTCGATGTGACGGCCGTCGCCTCGTATTTTCCAAACGAGCCGACGTGCACCATCAAAAGCAGGACCCAGGTCATGTTTTGCCCCCTTGAAGCGGCTGAAGGTGACAGGTGCAGCGGCCAAACCGAGCCGCAACGTCGTGACTCATGGCTGCCGGCATGTCGGGCGCCGACGCGAGCCGGCCCTTCTCGACGGCGCACCATGTCGCGTGCGTTTCAATCGTCACGCCCGCAAGGGTGGCGCGAAACGGCCAGCTCTGGGGCGCAGGCGCTCGCGCGCCGAGCCCCGCAGCAGCGACGCGGCGCAATTCATCGAGAAACCGGCGATGCGTCTCTTGCGCCTGCTCGAGGCGGGTTTTCATACGGCTCCCTCCTGTTCAACACCCGCGCACGCCATGTCGCCGGGGCCGGGCGTCGTTTTAGGCCACTTCTCGGCGCGCAATGCGCGGCGTTGGGCGCGCGACAGGGCCCGCCAATGCCGTTTGCACATCGGCCACGGCGCCGCAGGCACAACCAGGCATCCGGGTTCGCGGCAGTATCGCGGCGCACTCATGAGTCACCTCTTGCGCAGCGATCGGGCGCGCAGCCCTCCGCGCACAACTCACCAACGTGCGCCCAGACGGGGTGGCCGCATTTGCAGTTTTCGGTGACGGCCGCCGTTGTCGTGCGCTCGACCTGCAGCGAGGGCGGCGCAGCCGGCTCGCGCAGCTCGAGTTTGATTCCGCCGCCGTCGAAAGCGCACACGCCTCGCACGCGCAGCACGTCAATCAGCTTGGCGATGGTGGCGATTTCGGCGTCAGTCATGGGGCGCCCCGTTTGGAGGCAAGCGGGCCGCCTCAAGAGCCGCCCTGGCGCAAGGCGCGCACGACTTGCCTTCAGCCATGCGCATGCGACGCCCGCTGCAGAACGGGCACCACACGGGGCTTGACGTGTAAGCCGCGACGTCGCGCAGATAGACGCCTTCGACTTGTTTGCAAAACTGGCGCATCAGCCCGTCTTTGGTGCGCTGCTCGGTGGGCGTGTAGCTGGTGCCGTCGAGCCGGTGCTTCCGGCGAGACAGTGACTTGCCTTCGCTGCCAATGGGGTCCTCACGGTAGCGCCCTTCGAGCTCGAACCCGCGCGTCATGGGCCGGCCTCCAATTCAGCCCGAACCTGCGCCTTCAACTCGGTCAGCCGCGCCACATCGCGGTCGGCTTCGTATTCGAGCTGCTTGGCGCTTTTGGGCGGCTTTTCTTTCAGCGGCCTGCCGCTTGGGTCGACGTCGTACCAGCCGCGCTCAAGGTACACGTCGAACGTGACGCGGCATTCACGACATTCACATGCACTTACATATTCAGTGTAGCGAACGCCGACATCCCGCCTGATCGGTTGGCCGCACGCCGTGACATCGGCATCCAGCACCAAACATTCATTCATGGCTGCACCAACCTGGGCACCGCGTCGGCGGCGGCCACGACGATGTTGCCCTCCCACTCGCGGCGCATGGCCAGCAGCGCCTTGGCCAGCACCTCGCGCGCCTCGAGAAGCACGGCGGCTTCGTCTTTGAGAGACAGAAAGCCACCCAGCTGATTGGCGGCCAACTCGAGCGCATGAATGTGCGCCTCAAACAGCAGCGTGGTGGCCAACTGGCGGGGCGTCATGTGAATCGTCTTTGTCATTTGTCGCCCTCCATTGCGGCCGCCATGGCGTCAGGCACCTGGCCGCGGCCGAATTGGGAAAGCAAAGCGTCGCGTTTGGCGCGCTCGGCAGGCGTCAGCACCACGGTGGGCGCGGCGGGTGGCGGGGGCGATGGTGCAGCCACTGTCGCACTCGCTGCGACGGGCACGGGCCCAACCAAGCGAAGCGCGTCTCGAAGCAAGTGGACTGCATCCGCGGTGCGCCCGGCGATTTGCTCGATTTCGCCCAGCGTCAGGCGCGACATTTCATCGGGCGTCATCGGCGGCGTCTCTCCTGAAGTGTTCGATGTAGTAGAGAACCAGGCACGTCAGCAGCAGGGCGCCGCCGACAATCGCTTCGCCACCCGACAGCGGCCGCAGGAAGTGCGCCAGACCCATCCCCATCAAAATGCCGTAAAAAACAAAACGGGTCGCGTACGACACAAATCGACTCACAACCATTCGGCCTCCTCCTTCTCTTCTCGCTGCTGCTGTCGGTTTGACTGAAACTGCCGCTCGAAACTTTCGTCAAGCTGCTGCTTCTCAAGCTGCTGCTGCCGCTCGAACCACTCCGGCGTGTTGACGGCGGGTTCGGGCTTCGGGGCGGGAGTATACAGCCAGTGAAGCGCGCGGCGATAGCTGTACAGCACGGCATCGCAAATGTCGGAATGAAAGCGCTCGGAGATTTTCGGCTTCTCGGGGTCCTCGCGGTTCCACTCCACCAACATGCAGTCTTGCGCGAAGCGGCTGTCGGCCGGCGCGAAGAGGCGCTGCGTGCGCATGGCGTCATTGAGCAATTCGATGTGCTCGAGCTTCCGTTGCTTGTCGGCGGCCTCAATGGGGATGCGGGTGCGTGACTGGATTTCTTCCGCGATTTTCTTCCCCAAGCCGCCCGTGTCGGCCACCACCGCCAGGGGCTTGTAGCGCTCGCACGCCAGCTTCACTTGGGCCATCAGCGGCGTGACGCCCTGTTTCGCGCCAACCCACTCGTACACCAAATCGATTTCGGGGCTGCTCTTGCTCCAACCCAGCACCGCAATGGCGTCGGCGTCATGAAAGCCGAAGTCGACGCCCACCACGTGGTTTTCGTGTTGCCTTGGCGCCCGCGCATTTTTCGCGGCGTCGAAGCGGAACACGAGAGCATTCATGTCCAACACCCAGCGCGCAAACCACTCGCGCTGAATGATGGCGTCGTCTGCCGCGATGCCCCGCCGCTTCAGCTCTTGCTCGAGCAGCTGCTGAGGCGTGAAGCCCGACTTGCGCTGAATGTGCGGGTTGTCAAAAACCGTCCACTGGTGGTGCGCCCATTGGGCGTTGGTGGTGCACTTGAAAAAGTAGCCCACGGGCACCGGCCCGGGCGTGCCCACCAACACCAGCTGGCCCGCATAATCCATCAGCGCGGGCGCCAGCACCTCGTCAACCAGGCGTTCGAGGTACGAGGGAAAGCTTTGTGCTTCGTCGATGATGACGATGCCGAGCGCCAAGCCGCGAAACTTTTCGATTTCGCCTTCGTCGATGGCGCCCGAGAGGTAAATGCGGCTCCCGTTGGGCAGCGCCAGGCACAGCTCGGCCTCGAGGGCCAGGCCGCCCAGGCCGTAAACCGAATTCAACTCCTTCAGCACGCTCCAAATCAGCCGCTTCGCGTTGAGGCGAGAGAGCGTGATGTACAGCGCCACGCACCCTGGCTTGGAGCGCGCGACGTCAATCAGCTTTGCCGCGCACCCGTACGTTTTGCCTGCGCGGCGCGTGCACACTGCGGTGACTTGGCGGGTGGTTTCGGCAACGAAGGGCAGCTGCCTGCTGAAGCACACCTTCGCCAAGTCAAAGGCGACAGGCGGGCGCTTCGCGGCGGCCGCCGCGGCCAACAGCTGCTCGACTCGCTCGACATCGCTTGGCACGGCGGCGTAGGCTCCTTGCCGCACGTGCTTGAAGAGGCTCGCGCTGAACGACTTAAGGCCGCCGACGTTTCATGGGTGTCGGCGGCCTTTTATATTTCCTTAGCCTCGCTGCTCAAGCGCTTCATCGAGCTTGACTGCGCATGCTGGGCAGCCGGGCAACTCATCGCGCTCAGCACGGCCCTGCAAAAGAGCCCAGGCCGACAACACGTCGAACACGTTCGGGCTGCGCGTCTCGATGCCATCGCAAGCGCGCACTTTGCGTGCAAACGGGTTTAGTGGGCCACCTCGGGCCACGAAATGCAACGCAGCCACCGTTGCGTGCCTATCGCGCCTGAGTAGTGGCCCTAAGCCGCTGCCGCTCGGCGCTTTCATTTCCTTCGCTGCCTCGCAAGCATTCGCTGGTTGATCTCTTGGAGGAATGCGGGCACCCGGCTCCGGTGCGCGCGAAACGTCTCTGCCGGCTTGCGACTCTCCGCTGCAAGCAGCCGCTCGCCGAAAGCAGTCACTTCAACAGTGCCCCTGCCATACATTTCGACGTGCTGCCCAATGGAGTACTGCGGCGCCAAGCCGCCCGAGACATAGACGCGCGCTTCAATGCCGCCGATGGTGTTTTCAACAGTGACGAAGCCGCGCTCAGTCTCGACGGCCGTTATTCGACCGATCCTTCGCAGGCGCAGGAACTTCGCCTGCGCTGGGTTCAAAGGAATCCCATCGAATGGCGGCTCAACTCCGGCCCCATACGGCCCGTTGACCGGCCTGAAACGCCACGCCCGCTGCTGTGGCGTGGGCCGCACCTGACGGCACCGCCTCGTTACGCTCAGTGTCGGCGTCTCGCCCCGCTCGTAAGCCTGGCTTGCGAAGAAATCCCACAGCACGGACTGCTCTGGCGTGAGGTTGTCGAAGATGCTTTTACGTGCCGGCCTCGAGGGAGTCGAACCCCCGTCCGTCGAGTCAAAGTCGACTGTCTTTCCGTTAGACGAGAGGCCGCGATTCACTGTTGAGGGCCGGGCGAGAAATGGAACGGCGGCGCGTGAACCTGTTTGCCGCAGACACACGTGACGAAGATGCCGACCCACGTCGGCCAGGTGCAGAAATGGCATCTCTCGGGCGCATGCGACTGCTGGCCGAAATAGCGCACCGGTGTTTTGAATTTGTAGCCTTCGTCTGCGCGCACGCAGTTTCGCTCTGCCCAACAGCGCTCGCAAATTGCGACTCGGCCACTCATTGCTGCACCGAAGCGCCCTTCTGCGTGGCCTCTCGCTCTTTCCACAGCACGGCCAAACGCCGCTTGTGAATGCTGTCGCGATGGTCGATGTACAAGTTCGCCAGGCAGTTCAACGCAATGACGAGAGTGTGCCCGCGTTTGTAGTCGATGGTTTCGGCTTCGATGCGTCGGCACACCCGGGCCAGCTCTCTTCGCACGGCGCCCAACGTGTCGAGCTCGCGCCCTGGTGGGTCGAAAATCTCCGGCACCGAGGCAATGGGGGTAGGGGGTGCATTTTCGTCGCTCATTCCGCACCCTTTTCCCAGTCGTAACTGAGTCTGCCGGCGAAAATCGACGACGCGGCGCAAACGCGCGTCATACGCTCGCTGCGCGCGGCCGCAGCCTTCACCAATGCCAATTGCTCTTCGGCCTTCGTGGCGCGCGACGTGGCCTCAATCATTTTCTTTTGCCAGGTTTCGAGCAACTGCTGGCCGTCGTCATTCCACTCTTTAAGCGCAACCAACTCGCCATCCTGCAGCCGCTCGCGAACGTGAAACGGCAGCCACGCCATGGCTTCGGCGATGGCGGCGCCAAGCTCCTTCGCCGTCATTTCGTCACCTCGTCATCGTACAGAAACGCGACGACATTCGAGGCCGGCACCCAGGCACGCCTCACCACGTCGACATGTTTCAGCCTGTCGTGCTCTTTCTTGCGCAGAAACACGCCCGGGCAGCCCTCCAACATCGTCGGCGTGATTTCGTCGACGGTGTTGCCCGTCGTCGGCTGCCCTTCGACTCGCAATGAGGCTGAATTCAGCCCGGCGAGAAATGGAACGGCGTGCACGAATGTCACCTGTGAAACCCTCGGCCTCTTTGCTTCGGTCGGCTGATTCAAAGTGCGGCTCCTTAATCCTGCGGTGGCGTGTACAGCCCTGCTTCCTGTGCCCTCTTCAACAGAGAGGCGGTGAACTGCTTTGCGAAATCCCCAAAGTGAGGTTGGCGCGCTTCAAGTGCAAGCTGATTGAAAAACGCCTGCGTCTTTTTGAGCTGCGCGTCGGCACGTTTCATTTCCTCTGTCGACAGCGCGCTTACGTCATCAACGTCGCCTTCGACTGGCGGCAGCGCCTTGATTCTGGTGTCGCTCATTCTGGTTCCTTGTAAAAGATTTCGACGCGAACGCCGTACGGCCCCTTTTCTTGCGGCAGATACACCCATGGTAGCCCTGCGTCACTTTTGTAGCCAAGACCATCGGCAACGCCGTCGCGCGTGGCCTTGAGCCCCTTCAGCACGTTGTCGCCGTCGAGTTCGCGCGGCCCGATGCGCGTCAGGCCAATGCGCTCGATCTCCGGTTGCCGATGGCCGCGAAGCACTTGAGACACATGCGCCAGCGTCGCAACGTACGCGCGCTTTCGCTCTTCGGCCGTCAGCCGCCGAAGCTTCGGCGGGCTGCCGCGTGGGTTGCCAACAACCTTCGTGCTGAGCACGAAAATGACGTGCCCCTTCATTCCTTGACCTCGTCTCGAACCAGTTCGGGCCGCGTCAGGTGGCGCGAAAGCTCGACCCATGCGCCCGGCATGCCCCAAAAAGTGATGGCCACAATCGAAAACTCGATGAGCGACCAGTAGGCCTCAAGCCAAATCCACAGACCGCGCACGCGCCGAGGCCACCAGGCAAAGCGCGTCACAACGAGTCGGTCGCCGTCAATCGGCGGCGGCTTCGCGCGCCACCTCATGCGGCACCCCGCCTTTCGATTTCGAGCCATGCCGTCGCCAGGCCGCACCAGCCCTCGAAACTGTCGACGGCGGGCGTCGCGCCGCTCTCATGAAAACGGTTGAGGCACGGGTAGCACCAGGCGAGCCCGAATTCGCGACACTGCGAAGGCGCGGCGCAGCGCTCGCACGTCGCCTTCGGCTTCGCCGACATGATGCCTTCGTTCGGGTCGTGCCGAGCCGGTGCGGCTTTTCGATCGCGGTAGTTTCCCTCAAGCAACTTCGCAATCGAGTCGGCCTTCACAAACCAGTCAAAACTTGCCGCCCACGGTTGAGCACCATCGCGCCCCGGCACCTCGCCCCGGCAGAGCGGCGACGCATTCAGCTCGTCAAGCGCACGCTCGAGCTGCGCCGGTGCGCAGTCCCCCCAGCGCGCCTCGGCCGCCGTGCGGCGACGCGGCGTCAGTTTTGTTACACGCGGCAGCGTTTTGTGCGCCTTCGCGTTCCACATTTCGACAAGCGGGTGGGGCTCGGTTTTTTTGCCTATGTCTTTTTTCTTCTTTATTTCATCTGCGTCTGCGTCTGCGTCTCCGGAACGGTTCCGTTCGGATGCCGGGGGTATTCCGGGGGGCGGCCGTTCGGGTTCCGTTCGGTTGCCGGGCTTGAGTCGTCGGTTTTTGCGCCACGCCGAGTGGTAGCGCGACATGCCGCGCACGCGAATGCCCCCCGGCATCCGGGCCACCAAGCCCAAATCGACCAAGTCATCCACCAGTGGGCCGGCCTCCCCAACCCACCGCACGGCAGCCGCCAGCAGCCTTTCGGCCCGCGGGCTGTCGCAAATGCCTTCGGGCGGGGCAGCGTCGGGCCCCAAAGAAAGGCCCCAGCGCCACAAATCGCAAACCAACCGGAAGGCCACCCCTTCGTCAATGCCGCGAAGGGCGGCCAGCTGCGCTGCGTATTCCCACGTCTCTTGCGTCACCTGAATGAACGGCAATTTCACGAAATCCCCCTCTCGTTACGTGTGCACTCCATTTTTGGCTGAAAGCGTCACTGACAACTGCGTCGCCGCGTTGGCGAAGTCGTTTTGGATTTTTTCGAGTTTGAGCGCCTTGGCCGACGCGCGCTCGACGGCGCTGTAGCTGGCCAACTCTTCGCCAATCAGGTCGGCCACAACCCCGTAGGCCAGCAGCGTGTCGCGGTTGCTCATGGCGCCCCCAAGGCGTCGAAGATTGAAGTTTGGCCACTTCGCGCATCGCGCAGTGAAAGCCCGCGCGTCTCAGCCTCGAGACGCTCTTTTGACAGCGTCGCCCATTTCGGCTCGCGCTCGATTCCGATGAAGCGCCGGCCGAGCCGAAGGCAGGCCACGCCGGTGGTGCCGCTGCCGCAAAACGGGTCGAGCACCACATCGCCTTCGTCAGTGAAAAGCTCGACAAGCTCGAGCATCAACGGCAGCGGCTTTTGCGTCTCATGCTCGCGAATTTCGCGGCTGAAATTCGCATCGACACAGTGCTCGAAGACACCCCTGCGACCGCCACCATTCCAATGGCTTCGACCGAAGCCGTGCGAGACTACGATGCATTCATATCCAACGCCTGGTCGATCTCCCGTGAGCTGTGGCTGAGCGTTGGGCTTTGTCCAAACAAGCGTTCGCACGTAGCGCAGACCTGGTTCGATTGCTTCGCGCCACCGCATCGCACCCTCGAGCTGAGCGAAAACGAGGCACCACCGCAGCACCAAGCGACCGGCCTCGGTGCCGATAAATTCACGAGTGGGCTCGTCGATCTGGGCGAAAGAGAGAGCGGCCTGTCGAACCTCTTTGGTGCGAGGATTCATGATCCGCCGACCCTTCACATGGCTTTCTGTTTCGTATGGCGGATCAGTGATGACATGCGCAACGCTCTTGTCGGGCAACGTCGGCAGCACCTCGCGGTTGTGGCCCTCAACGACGCACCAGCGAGCGCGCCCGTCGAGCACGTCTTGAATGGCGCTCATCGAATCACCTCAGACGCCGACCACTCCTTCGATGGCGCGAGCTCGCGCACCGAGAAAGTGCCAACCTGGGTGGCATAGCTGGTCGAGCCGCGGTAGCCCGCTTGAGGCACCGTCACACCAAGGTAATGCAGTTCGCCGCCCACATCGGCAATCGCCGCCTGCAGGGCCACCATCGCCATCCAGACCTTAGGAGGATAAGGATTCATCGCTTGCGGCCCCCCGCGAACCATGTCGTCAGCAGCTCGGCGACCGCGTACAAAAACAGCACCACCAGGGCCGCCATGAGCGGGGGCGCCCACCCGTCAAGCCATGCGTCGAGCGCGACCAGGGCGTCGCTCATGGGCTCACCTTGACCAAAACGAAGCCACGAAATCGCCTCTTCAAAAGCACCTCCCCGTTGTGGCGCCTTTGTGGCGGGGGTTCCCCAGATGGCACCTTTAGTGTACGTTTCTCCCCAATAATTTCGCGACCCGGGGGCTGGCCCCCCTGTTTCCTAAACCGCAGGCCGAGGGTTCGATTCCCTCTGGGGTCACTCAAAACAGCAGTCTCGTTGTGGCGCCTTTGTGGCGCCCCTCGGAAGGAGCGGCGGCAATGAGCAAGCGCGTTTGGTTCAACGGCGAAAAGTGGCTCGGAGGGTACGTTCGCGTCGACTCCAGGGGCCGCCCCACGTTCATGATTCAACGCCGAATGCGCGGCCACAAATACCACCTCAGCACGCAGTGCCATTCCGAGGGTTCCGCGCTGACCGCTCTCAAGCGCTTCGAGGATGACCCGGCCGGTTTCGGTGCGCCGGCGCCAACAAGCGCCGAGCCGGTGCGGATTACGGGGCCCTTGCTGGCTGAATACGAAGCGTATTGCCTTACCCCCAAGCCCGATGGCGCGGGCAACGGGCGCAAGCATGCTCGCGAAAAAATCGCCCTGCTCAAAACGTGGCTGGTCGATCTCAACGGCGCCGACCTGAAACACCTGTCTCTGGTTGACAAGGTCAAGCCGGCGCTGCGCCGACATCAGAAGGGCCGGCAGCATCGAATCATCGCCCTGAAAGATTTTTACGCCTGGCTGCGCGAAGAGCGGCACCTGCTCACGCACGCCGACGACCCAACCCTTGACCTGCCCGTGCCCAAGGGCTCGCCCGAAAAAAACAGACGCAAGAAAGCGCAGCCCGTCGACGCAGTCAGAGCAACACTCGACAAGCTCGCCGAATTCGACGCCACGGGGCACCGATTCGAGCATCGTTACCTCGACCGCAAACGCGGCAAAACGGTCGTGCGCGTTTATTCGACGGGTTGGGGCCTCGTGCGTGACTGGCTTTTGTTTCACGCTGCGACGGGTTGGCACAGCTCCGAGGTGCGCCGGTTTGCCGCCGAGCCCGTTTTGACGGAACTCAAAAACGACCCGCGAGGCGTGGCCGTTGTTGAGGTGCTGCACAAAAGCGGGCGGTGGCACCGCACCACCCTTCGCCACCCCGAACAGCTCGCCGCCGCCAAGCGCATCGCCGGCACCAGAGAACCGCCCCGCTTCACGGGCCGAGTGAAGGCCGCAAGCCGGGCGGCCGGCGTGCCTGACGTTCGACCTGGCGTGATTCGCCATTCGGTCGGCACGTGGTTTGTTGAGGCGGCCAACGCCGATGTCACCGACGAAGGGGCCATGCGTGCCGCCATAAAGGCGGGCTCCGAATTTCTCGGCCATCAATCCGAACGCACGTTCAAAGATTTCTATCTCGACGTGATGGTGCCGCAGGCCTCCAAGGCGCCCCTCGTACATTAGCGGCGCCCTCGCCGCTCCTGAAGCGCGCGCAGTAGCGCAAGTTCTTCGGCGGCCGAGTAGGGCCGAGTCGCCGCCTCTTTTGCGCTGGCCCTGCGCTGCCGTCGAACGGCGCGACGGCAATTGCGAACGAAGGCCTCGACTTCAACAAGCGGCACCATTTGCCTGGCGCCCACCGTGACGGTGCCAATCGAGCCCTTGGCGATTTCTTTCGCCAGCGTTTTGCGGTCGATGCCTATTCGCTTCGCGGCCGCCGTAGCAGTCAACAGCCGCGGCGGCTCTTCGACGGGCTGTGCGACGGCGGCCGGCGACTCACTCTGACCAGGCAGGCGTTGGGCAAGCAGGTCGCGGATTTCGGCCAACAAATCAACTTCGCTCATTTAGACAGCCCTCCGCGCTGCGCTGGCGAGCCACGAAGGCTCCGACGTCACCGAGAAGCTGTTCGGCAAGCTCTCGAACGGTGATCGTGGTCGGCTTGATATGGGCCCGCCCGCGCGCATCAGTGTACCGGAGCCACCAGTGCTTGCCGCGCCGCAGCAACCCGCTTTCACCATCAGTCCGCATTGTCAACCCCTCCAGTGACAAGTAACGAATGGGCGACAGGTACCAAAAGGCCGCAAGAGTGGTCAAGAGTGGACTAATACACTCGCGTATAACCACAAATGCGCACACGGTGTAAATTTACCGCGAAACGGTAACCGCTCGACACGACTCGGGCGCGGCACAATGTAGTGTCACGCAATGCAGGGCGAGCCTACTTTTCGGCCTTGGCGCGTTTGGGGGCATGAGCGCGCTCGAATGCCTCCCACTCAGCGTCATCGCGCGGCCACGGCCCCAGTTGCTCGGCGGCGCGTCGAAGTGAGCTGGCAAGCAGCCCTCGAATCGCCTCTGAAATGTTTGGCCTGCGCGTCGATTTCCCCTCGAGAATCGCCCTCGCACGGGCGTACGCGCGCAGCTCGGCCAGCAGCTCGGGAGGAAACTTCAGCGCGACCAATTCGTAGTGCGGCCGCGCGAAGGTAAATTCTGCCAGCAGGTCTTTTTTGCTCACTCGCGTCGTCTCCTACCGTCTGCCGCAACCTGTAGCAACTATACACCGCTGGCGTATGCTTGACAGGGTTATACCGACTCGTTATATTTCATTTCACGGTCGCCGATGCTGGCGGCCCAACAGGGGAAGTGACGGATGACGACAGAACTGACGCCGCTTTTCATTCGGAGCCGCTCGGCGGCCGAGCTGCAGGAGATTCTCGAGCGACTGGCGCAGGAAGCCGAGCGCATGTGTGCCGGCGGTGTGCCGCCCGATGGCGAAGAGGCGGCCGCCCTGCTTGGCACGGCCAATCGAATAGCGGCCGAGGTGGCTCGGCGAAAAGGGGTTCGCTCGTGAGGCTCGCCGACACCGACAGACTGGAACTTATGGAGGCCGAGGCCGAGCGCATCGACTGTCTCCTGCTTTGCGCCCGAGCCATCGCCGCGGAAGACGCGCCCACCCGCGCGGCAAAGCGAATTCTCGAATTGCTCGAAGCGCAGCGGGCGCGGTTGGCGACTGCGCTCGACAGCATGCGCGACAAGGTTTCTGAAGCGACGCGAGAGGCCGAAGAGGAGCGCCGATTCGAGGCGGCGTGCGACGTGGGGGTGCCGTTTTGAGTGCGCCATTGGATCTGCCAGACGCGTGGAGGCCGAAGCGCGCAGGCCGCGGCATCGGCGGCACCGACGCCGGCGCGCTGCTCGCCTATTACACGCCAGGGCTCGACTCGCTCACCAAATACAGCACCGCCGCCGACGTGTGGCTGCGCCTGGTGCACGGCGTCGAAAAGCCGCGCTCTGCGGTGATGAGCCGCGGTCTCGACAAGGAGCCGGTGCTGAAGTCGATTTACGAGCGCGAGACGTCGCTGTCGACGACCTCGCCCGGCGTGGTGTGGCATCCCAATGGCTGGGCGAGCTGTTCGCCCGACGCGCTCACGTCGATTTCGGTGTGCGAGTGGAAGACGACTACGGTGTTCGCCCGCAAGTCATGGGGGGCGCCGATGACAGACGAAGTGCCGCCGCCATACGTGGCGCAGTGCGTATGGAATTGCTCTCTTTGTGACAGACCCGAGGCGCATTTGGTGGTGGCGTTTGGGCGCGACTGGAAACATGACGACGGGACACCGGATTTTGCCTTTGAGGAGACGGCAATCTACGTCATTGAGCGCGACCGCGACTTGGAGCGCGCGATGCTTGCCGCCGCTGAGAGGTTTCAGAAAGAGCACATCGACGTTCGCATTCCGCCGAGCGTCGAGCCCCGACAGAACGTCAGGGCTTGGAAGCGGATTTTGAAAGGTGAAGCACCATGAATGAAACAGAGGCGCAGATCGTCGAATTCAAGCCCAGTGAAGTGGCCGTCATTCGCCGCAAGGCTACCGACGTCGCTGGCGCGTGTCGCGAAATCGTTATGAAGACGGCGAGCGCCATTCAGGGCCGCAAATATGTGCGCGTCGAGGGGTGGCAAAGCATCGCGGCAATGTTTGGCGCAACGCCGAGCATCGAGCTTGTCGAGTCAGTCGAGGGCGGCGTGCGCGCGGTGGCTCGCATCGACTTGCCGGATGGGCGCCAAGTGCGCGCCGAGGGGTTCGTGGGTGACGACGAGAAAACATGGTCTGGCCGCCCGATGTATGCGCGCCGCGCAATGGCGCAGACGCGCGCCATTTCGCGCGTGTGTCGCTCGGCATTTGCGTTCGTGGTGGTGTTGATTGATGAAAATCTCTCGACGACGCCTGCTGAAGAAATGGACGGCGTTGACTCTGGTGCCGTTATCGAGGCGCCGCCCAAGGGCGTCGAGGGCCTCAGGGCAAGGG